AACAGAGTCCCAGCTGTCTGTAATATGGTTCCAGCAAATCGTGCTTCGACGTTCATACCCAAGCTCATCAGCTCCTTGAAGTTGTCTTCGGCCAGCTGTGCTAGGTTATCCATTTCTTCATCGGCTGCTGCCAAATCACGTACAGTGGGCAACGCAGCATCTATCTTGTCTATAGCTAAATCGATCTCGCGCAGATGCTCCACACGCTCTGCGATTACATCGGCAGGCTCTGTGCTGCTCTCCTCTCCGGAGAGGTTAAACAGTTCTTCCAGTTTCTTGGTCATGTAGTATTTACCGCTTGGAGCCTTGGTGGAAAATCTCGTTCTCTGTCACCACCCGGAATTTCAGTCCTTGATGGGAACACCAGGCGCTGGCTGCTTGCCACTTGGCCATGTTGAGCGCCACGTATGCACGATCCCGGGTGCTGCGTGCATTCTCCATGGTCGTTTCAGTGCTGGGCTTGATTTCAATCACTTCGGCGTGCTTTTTTCCACTTTTATCTTCGTAGATAATCAGGAAGTCTGGTACATATATGGTCTGCTTCCCAGTGAATGGGTTGCGATATGGGATATTGATGCTTTCAGATGCCCATTGCAATACCGCAGGATTGTTATCGCAGAATTGCATGAACGCGAATTCCCAGCTGGATCGATATGTGGGCTGGCCGCGCCCTATGTATTTTCCAGCATTCTTAGCGGTGAACTTTCCGTTGGCGTATTTCCTGCTCATGGTCGTATACTGCGTTTGATGAAGTATCCCACCTTGCTTGGGTTCTTGACTCCCAGCAAGCTGGTGTTGACCCTGTTGAGATTCAAGAAAGTGGCTACATAGAGATTAAGCTCGTTCCTTGGAACCTTGCGGAACTGCTCCAGCACTACCATGGGATCTGTGCCGCGCCCGATAGCGGTATATATCACTGTGGCAGCCAGTAGCCTGGCGCTCTCACGATCTTCAGTGATTTCCTGGAAGTACGTCTGCACCGCATCATTGACGTTGGGCGATATATCGTAATGGAAATTATAGAGATTGCTGAAATATTGATCCGTGGACAGCTCGGTCTGATTGGTGTCATCAATGACGATTGGTAAGTTGTAAGCAGCGTTGGTCATACTGGAGTACCCTGTTGTGTAGTTGATACCACTTCATTGGAATTGTTTATCTTGGGCAATGGGTCCCCTGTTGCTGGTACCACAAACGCCGAGATATTAGATGTTCCATTATCTGCTACAACTATCGATGGAAATGCTGGTACTGTTGTACCAGCCAGGGTAGATGCTGCTGTTATAGTGACACCATTTGAAACTACTGCTGTGCTAGCAGGAGCTATCGCTTCGTCTCTCACAGCCGATGCACCAGCCACAGTCACGCCGCTTGAGTTAGTCTGCCCAACCAATGTCTGTGTGCTGGGTATCCCGGATGCTGTGGTTGATGAATTGGTCTGTCCAATAGCACTGGCCACTCCTATCAATCCTGCATAAGCTAGTGCATCTGCGCTGCTAGGGGCAGAAATAGAAGAGAAGGGATTTTGTCCGGTACGTACTGCGCTGGTTAAAAGTTCAGTGCCTTCGGCCACAGCCACTTTACCTATGTCTACGCCTTTGAATGTTTGTTTGGCTCTGGCTGCTATCAGTGCTGCTCCCAAGAAGTTGCCACTGCTAAGGTTGGTGCTGAGATCATCCAAGCTGTTGAAGAGTCCGCCTGGGCCAAACACGCTGCGTGTTCCACCGCCAGCTGGGCTGAGAGGACTGGGGCTTTTGTCGTAGTGCAGCAGCATCTCGCTCATAGTCTCGTTGGTGACATTGCCTTTCCTGTAATGCACAGTTTCGTACATCACTTGCATGGTATGTTCCATGGTTCCATTGGTCTCAGCCATGTTGTGATCACCATGCTGGAACTGTGTTATTATAGGATTGATCAGCTTGTATTCGTGGAACTGCTTCTGGCTCATGCTGAATATGCTGATGCTGCTCAGCATGTTGACCTTGTTGGGAGAGCTGTAGCTGGTACCCGGAGATGCAACATCCGGCTTCAACGAGTATCCCCATTGGTCTCGCTGCCGCGGTGCATACTTGTGCTCGGTATCATATACCGCATCTGAATAATCAGTATCGCGATAGTAATAAGTGAGGTAGTCATACCAAAATTCCCTGACCAAGCTGATGCTGTCGTCGTGGAACTTGATCGTCACTGGATCATATTTCAGCTTGCTCTGCACGATGTTGGGACGGTTGTAGGCATTAAAGACCTTGTTATCTATCGTGAACTTAGGCAGGCTTGCGCTCTTGGCCAGTGCGCCAATGTCTAGCACATCTGTCCTTTTGAGGCGCATGAACTTGTCCATGCTGTCATCAGCGCCATAGTTAAGGGTGAACTTGACGTAGAAGAGGAACGCATACTTGGGGCTGCGGCGCAGCGTGCTGTCAGTGAATATCCTGGCTGCGTGCTGGTAGTCGTGAACAGTATCCCCTGTGCCTAGTTGCTTCAGGAAATTTTGTAGGTTGATGCCGGCCATCTATTCGTCCCTTCTCAGATTATTTATGGCCAAAAAAAAGCCCGGACGAACCGGGCTTTTTGATAGTTGTGATCTTCTGGATCAACCAGTTACAGTAGCACCGAGTGTGCGGCCTACCAGCGTTCCTACACCAGTTCCAGACGGGGTCTGTATGGCATTATCAAACTTGATAGTCAACTGTATCTTTACTGGATCGTTTGAGGTATAGTTGACCTCTCCGTAATTGATCTGGCTGAGCAAGCAACCATAAAGCTCCCATGTCTCTAGTACATTGGGTTCGTTGGCTCCGTTGCCACCATCCAGCATCTCGCAGATCGTGATGAACTTATAATCAATGCCTGATGCAGCAGAACTCTGTTCCATGAAGTCAAACTGCTTCTGGATCTGCTCACCAACTAGCCTGCTGACATTGCCAGCAGCATCATCGCGCAGGTTAACTGTGCAATCCTGCCAGCTGGGCTTGCCAATCAGCTTGACCCTGCTGTTATAAGCATCTACTGTGATTTCGTCGAACTGTACCTGTGGACGGGTGAAGTCCATGACCTGCTTGGTCAGTTCTGTTTTGGGCTGACTGACGCCAAAACCTTGGAAGCTGACGCGGAAGCGATAGCTTAGTTTTGGCATCAAGAGACCCTGCGCGGACGCACTTTGGCTAGTGGCCAGCGGGACTGTAAACTTAGTTAATGATGCAACCGCCATTTGAATGTCTCTCCTATACCATTATTTACCAGATTTTCCATAACTTATGGGGTGCGCAATGCACCCCATAATATGGTCATATTATTTTCCAAGATTGGCTATTGTTCCGGGATTCTTGAGCCTCACTGGGATGTAGATGAACTCCACGTCCTTCATTGGCTCAACAGCCACGTCCACATACAGCTCATTGCGTGCGATACGATCTGATGTGTTGTTGCTGGTATCGCAGACTACCAAGTAGTCGTAGATGCCGCGCTTGGCAACAAGATCATTCATCGCGCCCTCAATGGCCTGCTTAACCTGATCGCGTGTGCTCTTGTCGTTGGGTTCGAACAAGTAAGCATTACCAATGCTGGTCAGTATGGTGCGGATGTAGTTGACCAAACGGCTAACATTGACACGATCAGTCGCTTGAGCGATGCTGCTGCGTGTCTTGTTTCCGTAGATAGTCAATCCCGATCCAGGCAAGTTGCTGATAGGGTTGATACGTAGGTTGTAAAGTGTATCTCTCAATGATTGGCTTACACCGGTCCTTACAAAAGTACCTGTGGTGTAATCCACATACCCAAGTGCTGTGGCATTGTCAACCAATCCACGACGTGAGCCAGCTGGTGGGAACCACTGATAGCTGACGTTGTCATTGTGGATGTATGCCCTCAATGCCATGTGGCTAGCAGGTACCACGATGTCGTTGCCGCTGATGTCGTTGCTGATACCAGCTGGGTAGTATACACCAACCATGTTGCTGCCAGTTACTTCTTCAACGTTGCTCCAGCTGGTGATGTCTATAGCATTGGTGCTGAGATCCAACGGAGTATCGCCAATCACAAATGCTGTTTCATTGCGATCGGTGTTGAGTCCAACCATGTTGCTGATCAGCTCTGGATAACCAGGGCAGCAAATGATATTGAACTGATACTGCTCTTCACGCACTGTGGTGTTGCTGTTGATAGCAGCACGCAGGCTCTTGACAACCATCTGTCGTTGTGCCTTGTGGCCGTGATATGGTGTGCCGTCGCTCTTGACTCCCCTGGCATTGCTCCATGTGCTGGTATAGGTTGGAATAAATCCTACTGTATGTACTGCAGGATCAACGCTGGCATCAGGATAAGCTGTTGCGTTGAACTTGTCGTTGACGAATTGCTTGACGTTCATTCCGTTACGACGTGTGTTCCACAGCAGCGTACCACGTGGATATAGACGGTAGTCTGGGCAATCAAGATCAACATAATCGCTCAGCAACATGTCAGCGATAACTGGTAGATCTCCGCTGACAGGATCAATAATTCCACCTACATGATTCAATGATTCGTCAACGCTGGCATCCCAGCGTGCATCAGTAAACAAGATGCCGTTCTGGCTGATACGGTCAGTCTTGTCAATGATCGTCCATGTAGAACCATTGTAACGATACATCTTGGGGAAGTTTTCAAGATCGCTGGTGTCAACCCATAGATCGCCAGTTGCTATGGCAGATCCATTGCTCTGCAGAGTAGGCTGGCTGGCACTGAAGATTGGGCCGCTTGGATCAGTTGCACTGAGATCGTATCCGCGTGCATCGTTGGTAACTGTGCGATAGCCTTTCCAACCATTGTTGCCGCAAACCATAACGTCTGCCTCAACAGCATTTCCATAATACCAAAGGGTGCCATCAGCTGGAGCTACATAAGGAGTTTCAGTGCTGAAGGTAATGGAGCTACCAATTGATTCCCACTTTGAAGCGCGGAGATCACCAGCATATGTTCCTGATGTTTCAACGTACACACCATCAATCGCGCTGCTGAATCCAGCAGTGGCAATTGGATTGCCAGAACCGGCTGTGGTATCAGTCATGATAATGTCACCGCCTGCACGATGTATCAAACTGATAGCACCAGTGCTTTCTTTGACTGCATACACGTTAGGGATGTTCTTGGAAAGGATCAGCGAAACAAATGCGTCAGTGGTAGTAGAAGAGAGTGTAAAGCTATAAGTTGTCAGTGCTGCTGATCCAGGAGTGGTCACAGTCAGGTTAAATGTATGACCAATCGTAAACGACCCACTGGGTAC